GGTGACGTCCGGACCGCTGACGGCGTCCTGGAGAACCGCTCCCTCCACTCGGACTACGTCATGAAGGAGTCCCGCTTGGAGCCGGGGACGCGGACGGCCTGGGCGTCGGCCTGGGAGCGCCTGGAGAAGGTGTCCGTCTGATGTACGAGAACCCCGTGGACCAGTGGGCGCACGACGAAGGCCCCCTCGAACTGGGCGAGCTGGGCGCCGGGATGGGTATCGACCCGGACCTGTGCGGTGACGGTTACCCGAAGGCCGAGTGCCCCAATGGCGCGCGCTGCGCCGACAGGGGCTAGCTGATCCTCCGGTCCGGTCCGTCGGCGGATAGGGGTCGACGGGCCGGGCCGGGTCAGGTAGATTACGTCTTCCAGAAGACGTAAGGAGCAAGGGGGAGTGACAGATGAACATCCCGATGACGGACGATCCGAGGTTCGAGCGCCTGCCGAAGTGGGTTCGGGACCGCGTCCACGCGAAGGACGAGAAGATCCAGCGCCTGGAGCAGGAGCTGGCCACGGCCCGCGCGCTGCTGAACGAGGGGCCGGAGGACGCCACGGTCCGCGTCGACCCCTACAGCGCGAACCGGCGGGCGCTGCACGGCAACCCGACCATCGAGTTCCGGTGGAAGAAGCCGGGCGAGAAGTTCTGGACGTACTTCCTGGTGCGGCTGGAAGAGGACCGGCGGCTGGAGATCCACGCCAGCAGCAGCGTCGCGATCCACCCGTCGTCCGGCAACTCGATACGGGCGGAGGTCGTCGGCCGCTGACCCTGAACGACTTCGAGCGACGAGTCGTCAACCGCTACCGGGAGCTGTCCCGGCCTGAGACAGGGAGGAGCAGACGGTGGTCCGGCTTAATACCTAGATGGGTATTCGGGCGCCCGGCGGAGGATGAGTCCACCGGGCGCCTGTCCCACCAACGAGAGGTGTGCACTCTCCATGGGACTGACCAAGCCTATCCAGAGCTGGCGCGAGAGTCGCGCGAGCAAGACTGAGACAGACCCTGTCTCGCCCCCGTCTCAGCCGTTCAACGGCCTGCACGCGACCGGTCTGGTCATCGGGTTCACTCTGATCCTGGTGGCGCTGGCGTTCGTGGCGCTGGTCGGTATGCGGGTGAGCTGGGTTCCCCTTCGAGACACCGCAGACGGCATCGGCCTGCACGAGGTCAGGGAGTACTACCCCCTGGTCATCGACGGGCTGGACGGTCTGGGTGTGGTCGCCTCGCTGGCGCTGGTCGGCTCCCCGGGATACCGGTGGGCGATCGGCACGGTGGTCGGTCTCACCGCTGTCTCACTCGTTCTCAACGTCGCCCACGGCTCTGCGTACGCGCATGTGACGGGGCAGTCCGCGAAGACGACGTGGGGGCACGTGATCCTGGCCTCGGCCGCTCCGACGATCTGCATCGCGCTGGGTACGCACCTGGCCGCGCTGACGTTTCACCGGCTGGCCGGGGTGCTGAGACAGCGGCGAGACAGCAGTGAGGTCACCCTGGTCACGGCCCGGGAGCTGGCCAAGATCCTTGAGGTGAGCCCGAGCACGATCAGCACGTGGGTCGACCGGGGCAAGCTCACCCCTGTCTCGAAGGACCCCGACGGCCGCAACCTGTTCAACCCTGCATCTCTGTGACCACTCGCGGGGCCTGGTACGCCGGGCCCCGCCCCACCCCGGGAGGACCTGTGTCCGACTCCATCGAGATCCCCCTGCCGCTGATCCAGGTCGTCACGACGGAGTCCTGGAAGAGCGCCGGATGGTCCGGCTACCGAGAGTTCACCTGCACCATCTCCGTCGGCGACGTCGTCCTCCTGGAGCGCAAGGGCGACGACGAGGAGGACTACAACATGCACGAGGACCGGCTGCGCGAAGAGACCGTCAACGAGTTCGGCAAGCGACTGAAGGAGGTACTGGGACTGTGAGCATCCGATCCCTGCTGGAACACGTCGGTATCGACGTGGGGGACGTCATCTTCGTCAACGGCGTTCTGCTGGACGAGACCATCACCACGGAGCCCGATGAGGGCTTCGAGTTCGACTGCTCCTGAAAGGGCACCACCATGACGCTTAATACCCAGGCCCACGAGGCCATCGAGATCACCCTGGACGAGGCGAAGACGCTGCTGGCCCGCGCGGTCGAGGAGCGGGGCGCCGACTACCAGTACAAGATGCTCACGATCGAGTTGGAGCCGGGCCGCCAGGAGTCGCTGTGCGCGTACTTCGACCCGCAGACGAAGGTGCCGTCGTGCATCGTCGGCCAGGTGCTGTCCTACAAGGGCGTCACGTTCGACGACATGGCCGCCAAGGACAAGAACGTCTACGCCTCGGCGGGGACGCTGATCGACACCGCGTTCATCAAGGCCGACAGCGAGACGCGGGCGCTGCTGGAGGCGGTGCAGTCCGAGCAGGACTCCGGTATGCCGTGGGGCCAGGCCGTCGAAGAGGCGCTGTCGACGTACGAGGCCGTGGCGCAGGGCTACGAGGAGGCGGGTTACGACGACCCCTCCGAGGCGTACTGGTTCTGATGGGGACGAACATCCTGCTGAGCGGGGTCGTGGGCAGCACTGCCTTCGGCCTCGCCCGGCCCGGCTCGGACACCGACCGGCTCGGCATTTTCATCCGTCCCACTCCGGAGTTCTTCCGTATTGGTTCCCAGCATCAGGACTCGCTGGTGACCACGGCTCCGGACGTCACCCTGCACGAGGTCGGCAAGTACGTGAACCTCGCGCTGAAGTGCAACCCGACGATCATGGACCTGATGTACCTGGAGGAGTACGAGCAGCAGTCCTGGGAGGGGGAGTGGCTGGTCGACATCCGCGAGGACTTCCTGTCCGAGGGCTACGTGCGCTCCGCGTACGGCGGCTACGCCATGGGCCAGATCAAGCGGATCAAGCAGGAGCTGGCCAACGAGGCCAGGCAGAAGCGGGTGGCCAAGCACGCCAGGCACTGCTTCCGGCTGCTGCGGCAGGGCCAGCAACTGCTGGAGTACGGCACGTTGACCGTCCGTGTGCCGGACCCGGACTTCTACTGGGCGTTCGACGAGATGTCGGGTGACCAGATCGAGGCCGAGTTCTGGAAGGCGTTCGACGTCTTCAACAACCTGGTCGGCATCCTTCCGGCGCAGCCGCGTACGGACCGGCTCCAGGACTTCATCAACTACGTGAGGAAGATCTGAATGAAGTGGTTCCGTGAGGTTCCGGACGGCGTCTGGATCCTGGCGCTTCTGGTGGACGCGGCTGCGGCCCTGTACGTCGGGCACGCGCTGCTGGTGGCGTCCGGTCACTGACCGGTCCTGACCTGCGAAGACCCCTGCTACGGCGGGGGTCTTTTGCATGTTCGCGCAACCCCCTAGGAGTGTGATCCACGTCATACGGGTTCAGTTGAACAGATTCACGATTACGGGCTTGAGATTACGTCTTCTTCGTTATAGGTTTCTCGATGTCGGGGTCGCCCCCGGCACCACAGAACCGCAGAGCCGAGGAGCACCGCATGAGCACCACCGCCACCGACGAGCAGCGCCGCCTCTACATCCGCGAGTTCCTGAACAACCAGGGACACCATGGCCTCGGTGCGGTGCTCGCGGAGATCAACGACGGCGACACCTCGGACGACTACCTCGATTTCGGCGCCACCCTCCAGATCCAGGACTGCTCCCGCAGCGTGACCCTCGACTTCGGCGTCTACGGCCAGACCGGCACCGAGGAAGACCGTGACCAGCTCCGCAAGGACCTGGAGAACGCCCGCGCGAAGGCCGACCGCCTCAAGGGCGCCATCTACCTCTTCATCGAGAAGCTGGACGAGGCCCTGAGCGACGTGGAGACCGACCTCGACAAGCGCGACCGCCGCGCCGCGAAGAAGTCCAAGAACAAGCGCAAGAACAAGAAGGCCGCGAAGAAGGGCTGAACATGACCGCGAAGCAGGACGACGACCGCCCCCTCATGGGACTCGGTCATCTGGTGATCCCCAACGTCAGCGCCGCGAAGGACTGGCTGGAGCGCCAGGGCAAGAAGCGCGAGGAAGCCGTCGAGATCGTCGTCCTTGAGACCAAGAAGTGGTTCGCCATCGACCACCTCCCCGACGAGTTCTACGAGACCTTCGCCAAGCGCGTGGTCGCCGCACTCGACCAGCGTCTCTGACCCACCACACCCCGGAGGACACATGACCAACCTCATGAGCATCATGTCCCAGAGCCTGCTCAAGGAAATGCTCGACAAGGGCTACGTCCGCAGGCAGAACCACCCCGACGCGTCGCTGGCCATCCTCAACTACACGAACAAGGCCCAGTACGAGGGCATGTGGAACGACGTCACGAAGAAGACGCGCGGCCTGATCGTCGACAGCGTCACCAACGAGGTCATCTCCCGCCCGTTCGAGAAGTTCTTCAACTGGGACCAGGTACCCGAACTGCACTCCACGCTCCTGGCGCAGCCGGTCGAGGGATACGTGAAGTGGGACGGCTCTCTGGGCGTCGGCTACACGCTTAATACCGGGGAGTTCCGCATCGCCACGCGGGGCTCCTTCACCAGCCCCCAGGCCCTGCACGCCACCGCGCTCGTGCAGGAGCGGTACCCCGAGTTCGAGCCCATCCTCGGCCTGACGTACCTCTTCGAGATCGTCTTCCCGGCCAACCGCATCGTCGTGGACTACCAGAGCCTGGACGACCTGGTGCTCCTCGCCGTCATCGACACGGCGACCGGCAAGACGCTCCCCTTCGGCACCTACGACTGGCCCGGCCTGGTCAATGAGCCGGTCGGCTTCAAGACGATGCCCGACGTCCTGGACTACATGCGCCACGTGCAGGAGAAGAACCTGGAGGGCTTCGTCGTCCGCTTCCCCTGGAGCGACACCCGGGTGAAGTTCAAGTACGACGAGTACGTCCGCCTGCACCGCATCCTGACGAACGTCTCCACCCTCTCCGTGTGGGACGCGCTGGCCAACGGGCAGGGCATCGAGTCCTGGATCGACCACGTGCCGGACGAGTTCTACACCTGGGTCCACCAGCAGGTGTACCGCCTGGAGGGCGACTTCGCCCGCGAGAAGGCCCAGATCATGGACGACTACGCCTGGATCCTCAAGCGGTTGCGGCGGCCGGAGACGGACGCACAGAAGCGCCGCAAGGAGTTCGCGCTGCTCGCCCAGGAGACGCCGTACCCGGGTCTGCTGTTCCGCATCTACGGCGGCAAGGACATCACGGCCGACGTCTGGAAGCGGGTCCGGCCGACGTACGAGAAGCCGTTCCAGACGCTCTCGGAGGATGCGGCCTGATGGAGCCCGACGACCTCGGCGGCTGGTTCGAGGCGGCGGAACTGGTGGGCGGGGAACGACTCCTCGCCCACCCCCGCAAGGACTGCATCGGCCGCCACTGCTGCGTACACAACCCCTCCGATCACCACATGGCCGACTGGCCCCAGCACTTCCGCATGGACCGCGCCCTGATGGAGCGGATGTGCTCCCACGGCGTCGGTCACCCCGACCCGGACGACCTCGCCTACAAGCGGATGTTGCAGGGCGAGGACTACAACCCCTACGAGGGCCTGCACGGCTGCGACGGGTGCTGCCGATGCCCGTGAAGTGCCAGTGCTGCGGACCGAAGAAGACGAAGGAGAAGCCTGTGACGACGCTGACCATGACCAAGGGCCTGCCGGGCTCCGGCAAGACGACGTGGGCCCGGGAGCAGGTCCTCAAGGCCATCCCCGGCTCCGTCGTGATCGTGTGCAAGGACGACCTGCGGGCGATGCTGCACGCCGACCGCTGGCACGGCAAGAACGAGCGGCAGGTCGTCAAGGCCCGCGACGCGCTCGTGGAGATGTTCCTGCTCCAGGGCGTCAGCGTGATCGTCGCCGACACCAATCTCAACCCGTTCCACGAGGAGCGCCTGGAGCGGCTGGCGGAAAGCCGGGGAGCGAGGTTCTTCGTCAAGGACTTCACCGACGTGACGCTTAATACCTGCGTCCGCCGCGACCTGAAGCGGGAGAAGAGCGTCGGCGAGAAGGTCATCAGGGACATGTACGAGAAGTACCTGGCCCCGAAGCCTGCCGACCCTCCGGAGTACATAGAGGGCCGCCCGCACGCGGTCCTGGTGGACCTGGACGGCACGCTGGCCCTGATGGCCGACCGCAGCCCGTTCGACTGGGACCGGGTGGACGAGGACGCGGCGCACCAGGACGTCGTCGACCTGGTGAACACCCTGCGGGATGCGGGCGCCGAGATCATCTTCGTCTCCGGCCGCGACGCGAGGGCCTACAAGCGGACTCGGTCCTGGCTGGTGCAGCACGTTGGCGACTGGACGCCCCTGGCGCCGCTGCTGATGCGCGCCGAGTTCGACATGCGCAAGGACTCGATCGTCAAGGAGGAGATCTACCGGCAGGAGATCCTGGGCCGCTACAACGTGTGGATGGTCCTGGACGACCGTGACCAGGTGGTCGAGATGTGGCGCAATCTCGGCCTGCGCGTCCTCCAAGTGGCCCCCGGCGCCTTCTAGATGGGGCTTCACTATCTGAAATAACAGCGCTTGACCCCTGACCCCGTTACGGCTTCCCGTAGCGGGGTCAAGTCGTACCCGCTGGTAGCTTGACAATATCGATCTTAGCGGCCTCTTAACAGGTGCGTGATCCCCGTCACATCAACACCGTGTCGAAGTGTCCCGTTTGTATGGGCTACTCCGGAGTAGCGTAAAGAATGTGAAACCTTAAGTAACCCTCGGAAGCCGCTAAACCCAAGAAACGGTAAAGAAACACAGTTGCGGAAGCCTGTCCAGACCTGTCCGCTTTGATCTCTGAGTGCTACGGTCGGTGCACTGGCCATCCACCACTTCTTCACAGTCGATCCCCGAGGCTCTTTGCTGACAGCGAAGGCACGAAACTCGGCTCCGTGGTTGGGCGTTGGCCAGTTCCATGTGTCTCACGCGCTCCAGGGCCATCTCGGGGAGCACGTTGTTGGAGGGGTTAGCAAGGACCATGAACTTGATCAGTCGCGACGGACGCGATGACACCGGGGAGCAGGACGTCCGCGAGCTGCGTCACAGATTTGCCGGGGAGCCCCCCACACCCACCGGCCTCCCGAACGAACCGCACCTGCGCGACAAGGAAGACGTACCGCACGAGGGGGCCCTGGCGGACTTCTACGGCCCCGAGGACGATGTCGACGAAGAACTCTCCGCCCTCGTGGACGCCGGAGAGCTGTGCATGGGCTGGGACAGCGAGGCCCAGGAAGCCATCTACTGGCTCCCCGAGCAGCCCGAGCAGCCGCAGAGCACCCCGAAGCGCTCCCGCCGGGCCCCCAAGCCGCGCAGCCGCTCGAAGCTGTACCGCCGCACCCTGCTGACCCTGGTCGCCTCCGTCGCGCCGTTCTTCGTCGGCATGACCGCCGAGGCCGCCCTGGACATGCACGCCGAGCGCTCACACCCCCGGGACCGGCCGGACCTCGCAGGCAACGACGTCCCCGAACCCCCGAGCGAGCACGCCACCTACACCACCTACCGTCCCACCGGCTCCGCCTACGAGCACGCCGCCCGGCACGCCAAGGTGACAACGTCCCCGACGGTGGAGAAGCCCCAGTCGTACGTGGGCAAGCACCGCAAGGCCCTTCCGGAGAAGGCCGTGGACGCCATGAAAGCGTCCAAGAAGCCGGAATCCACGACCCCGAAACCGGCCGTTAAGGCCACTGCTGCGCCCGCTGCCACGGTCCGCCAGGCTGCCCAGACGCCTGCTGCGGTACCGCCTGCGCCCGCCGAGCAGAAGCCCCACACGCCCATCGAAGCCGTGGTCACAGGCGTTCTGGGCACCGTGGACTCACTGATCAAATAGGGCTTATTGATACGGCCTTGTCGAGCGTGTGACGCAAGACGCTTGACAAGGCCGTGCCCTAGAGGCAACATGACTGACGTGCCTAACGCTCGGAACGAGGCGAGGCCGTTAAGGAGTGATCATTCATGGGTGAGCGCGTCAGCGTTGACAAGTTCTGCGATTTCAAGGTGAAGCACGGCCGCAAGACCGAGACATGCGGCCAGGACGTACCCGGTAACGAGGCCACGGCCATCACCATCGGTACGACGAGGTACTTCATGGATCTATGCCTGGACCATCAGCAGCTCATGGTCGGTGCCCTGGAGCCCTTCACCTCCGTCGCCCACAACACCGAGAAGCGCGTCGGCACGCAGGTGCTGAAGGCCATCAAGGGCCGGGGCGGCCAGACCTTCACCGCTGCGGACGTGCGCCTGTGGCTGAAGGAGCAGGGCCGGGAGATCGCCCACACCGGGCGGATCCCCACGGACCTCATCCGCGAGTTTGAGGCCGCGCACAAGTAGAGCTGACACCTGCCTTGGCAAGGGTCGGAGGGACAACGGCGTCCCCCCGGCCCTTTTTGCTGCCCTGGACAGTGTCCTACCCCCCGCCTCGCGCGAGAGAAACGGGGCAGTGGCCTCGGATTACAAACACGTAATCATGATCCTGTAAAAAGGATGCATGAACACGATGAGCGAGCGACGGCCGGGCAAGGGGAGCAACCTCCCCTTCGCCAGCATGCCCGCGCCCATCACGGCCTTGACGGCGTTCTGCCTCGGCCGCTTCCCGTTCCCCGCCCGCTAGGGCAGCCCCTTGGCCCGCTACCCCAAGCGAGGCGTAAGACCCGGCGGGGAACTGTCTCTCCATGGCAAGCTAGTTGCTAAATGGGGTTGACAAGGCCCAACCTTGATAACGTAATGTGTAGCCCATCAACCTCTGGACGTAGCGCAGCCCGGTAGCGCGCCTGCTTTGGATGCAGGGGGTCGCAGGTTCGAATCCTGCCGTCCAGACTTCACGGCCCTTTGGCAGAGACAGTTAATGCGCCCGCCTGAAAAGCGGGAGATCTTGGTGCGATTCCAAGGGGGGCCACTTTGTCCAGACGCCGAGCCCTGTTCCTGGACAAAAACTGCAATCAACCCTGAACAGGGGCGGGAGACCGAAACGCAGTACTGGGGCGAATCCGCAGAACTTCTTGTGGTAGGGAATGGCACTTATCCCGAGCCCGTCACCTAATTTCGCAGGCGTGCGGAGTGCATCATGAATAAGAGGATCGCTGGAATCGCACTTGCGGGCGCACTGGCTATTTCGCCGGTAGCGGTTACCGCCGCAGAGGCCGCAGCCAGTTACGTGACCGTCAAAAGCGGAGACACACTGAGTGGGATCGCATCAGCCCACAAGACGACGTATCAGCACCTCGCGTCCATCAACCACATATCCAACCCCAACCGGATTTACCCCGGCGAGAGAATCCTTCTGGCCGCATCGTCCACGCCCGCACCGGCCAAGCCCGCATCCACGACCGGCAGCTCGACCTCGTCGGGCACGAAGATCGTCAACCAGGCCGCCAAGTACATCGGTACGCGGTACGTCTGGGGCGGCACCTCGCCGTCGGCTGGCTTCGACTGCTCCGGCCTGACCTACTACACCTTCAAGAAGCTGGGGAAGAGCATTCCCCGCGTCGCGAGCGACCAGCACCGCGCGGCGGCGAAGGTCTCGAAGCCCCAGAAGGGCGACCTGGTCTTCGTGCACGACTCCAGCGGTCACGTCTACCACGTGGCCATCTACGTCAATTCCACGACGTGGCTGGAGGCGGAGCGCCCGGGTAAGGGCGTGAACTACTACAAGCCGTGGTCGAAGTCGGTTTACTACGGCCGCTACACGGTGAAGTAGGATTCACCAGTAAGAAAGGCCGGAGGGAACCTATCTTCCCTCCGGCCCACGGCCGAGTGGTGAAATGGCAGCCACGCCGTCCTCAAAAGACGGTGCCTGAAAGGGCGTGCGGGTTCGAGTCCCGCCTTGGCTACGCAATCCCTCATAGCTCAATTGGCAGAGCAGCGCACTGTTAATGCGCGGGTTCCTGGTTCGAGTCCAGGTGAGGGAGCCCTGTAAGCCCCGGTAACCTAATTGGTTGCCGGGGCTCAGTCATTCTCCGATGCCGGTCACGACGAACGTGAGCAGTGCCACAACCGCAGATACCCCCAGCAGGGACGGGTAGCGGGTGGACAGTAGCCCGAGGAGAGCCGTTATACCCCACGCCGCGTTCTTCAGCGTCCAGACAGTGACCTCGTCCGGCTCCTCCTCGGCGGCCGGTGGGGGAGCGTCGGAGCCCTGGTGGGCGTCCAGGTGCCGCTGCTTGTCGACAGCCATGTCCACCTCCGTCTCGGACACACCCCAGCCGTTGCAGTCATCGCAGTACCAGAACATGGCTGCCCCTACTCTTTACGTCTTTTGGATGCTTAATGGTAGGCGCGTAGCTGCTCTGACCTGCTAACTTGCCCTCACTCCAGGGGTGAGACCGGTTCACTTCAGGAGTGAGTGTTGACATGGAAGACGTAATCCGTATAGCGTAATCGTTGTCGGGCCGGGAGGTCCGGCACCACCAACCCCCCTGCGAGAGGAACCACCTTGAGCGCCCTTACCGAGTCCACTGACGTCGAGTGGGTCCGCGAGATCCTGATGGACCCCACCGTCGGCCACGAGGCCGCCGCTGCGGACCTCGTCTTCAACGGCATCGAGACGTCCGAGACGGCCGTCCGGCGCTGGCGCAAGGCCAACGGCTACAAGCGCGCCATCCTCGTCGAGCCGGGCAAGGAACCGAAGCGTCTTAATACCCTGCCCGAGGAGGGCACGGCCGAGGCAGTGGCCGAGAACGAGGAGGTGCTGCGGGACCGCATCGAGTCCCTGACCTCCGACAACCGGCGCCTCTTCCAGCAGTTCACCAAGGCCAAGGCGCGCGGCGACGAGTACATCGAGGCCGTCTACAAGGCCGCCCGCGACGCCGCCCAGTTCGTCGGGGCGAGCCCGGTGACCCCGCCGAAGGCCGACAAGCGCACCAAGCCGTCCGAGGTAGCCCTGTGGCACCTCACCGACTGGCAGGGCGGCAAGAAGACGATCACCTACGACCGCACCATCATGCGGACCCGGGTGATGCGCTACGTCGAGAAGGCCACCGAGATCACCGAGATCCAGCGCGCCGACCACCCCGTCCGCAAGGCGGTCCTCCTGTTCACCGGAGATATGGTCGAAGGCGTGTCGATTTTCCCCGGCCAGGTCTGGGAGTTGGACGGCACGCTCTACGAGCAGATGTTCGACGTCTCCGACCTGATGATCTGGACGATCAAGAAGGCCCTCCAGGTCTACGAGGAGGTCGAGGTCGTCGCCGAGTACGGCAACCACGGCCGCCTCGGCAAGAAGTCCGACGGCATCAAGGCGTCCGACAACGTCGACCGCATGGTCTACAACATCGTCCGCGAGCGTCTGGCCCACGAGGGACGGCTGACGAAGTTCCAGACCTCCGGGGACTGGTACCAGAACTTCTCCATCGGCAACTACAAGGCCATGGCCATCCACGGCGACGAGATCAAGTCCTTCGGCGGCAACATCCCCGCCTACGGCATCCTCCGCAAGGCCAACCAGTGGGCGAGCGGGGTCCTGCCGACCTTCCGCGACCTGTACATCGGCCACTACCACCAGTCCATGCAGTTGCAGTTGGCCAACGGCGGCTCCGTCTACATGACCGGAAGCCCCGAATCGGACAACGTGTACGCCCACGAGTTCGTGGCCGCGACCGGTGACCCGAGCCAGCGCCTGCATTTCGTCCACCCCGAGAAGGGACGCGTCACCAGTGAGCACCGCATCTGGCTGTAAGCCGACCACCACGACCCTGGAGTACCCGTTGAGCATCGTCACCGAGATCACCTCCGACCACGAGGCCGCGTACCACTACATCGTCGGCGACGACGAGGAGACGTACGTGTCCATCAAGGACGTCGTCGGAACCCTGCTGGAGTTCTCCGAGAAGTTGGAGGGCATGGGCGGCATCTACGAGCAGATCGGCGACGCCTTCAGCCAGGTCGCCGTCCAGATCGCCGAACCGTTCATGCAGGTCCCCACCGAGACCGCGACCATCCTCAGCCTGCTTAATACCTCCCCCTCCGGGGGCGCTGAGTGAAGACAGCCCGCGACAACGCGGTCTGGAAGGTGCGGGTCCTGCTGAAGGTCCCCTCGGGCTGGAAGCCCAAGACGTTCTTCTACTCCCGCCAGTTCCACGTAACGGACTGGCGGGACAAGGCCGAGCGGGCCCCGCACCTGTTCCAGATCGACTTCATCGGCAAGTACAACCTGGAGGAAGACAGTGGCTGAAGGAACCCCGCCCCCGGTCGGATCGATAGGCGTCACCGCGACCGGAGGGATCATCGGCTGGGGCATCCGGCTGCTGACGTTCTCCCGCTACAACCACGCCTTCATCGTCGGCCCGGCCGGTCTCCTCGTCGAGGCCCAGCCGGGCGGCGCCCGCATCGGTCACATCTCGATGTACCCGAAGGCGAAGTACAACACCCACACCGTCATCCCGGACGAGACCCGGGAGAAGATCTGGGAGACCGCCCTCGGCTTCGCCCAGGCCAACGGAGGCAAGGGCATCGGCTACGGCTGGCTCGACGACATCGCACTCGGGCTCCGGTTCTTCGGCTTCTGGTCGGACTGGATCGCGGAGCGCATCGCACGCCAGGACCGGCTCCAGTGCGCCCAGTTGTGCGACCTCGCCTACAGCCGCAACGGCATCTACCTCTTCGACGACGGCCGCCTCCCGCTGGCGGTCGACCCGGGCGACATCGCCGACATCATCTGACCACCCCACCCCATCCGCGAGGAGCACCAGACAGTGACAGCGAAGACCTGGCTTAATACCCGCCCCCACCGGCCCATGGCGTCCCTGAGACAGTGGCACCAGGCAGTGGGGGAGAAGCGGTTCATCGAGCGCGAGGAGGCCGGACGGGACGACCTGATCGCCCTGCGGTCCACCCTCATCGCCGAGGAGGTCCAGGAGGCCCTGGAGGCCCTTCTGAACTACCGCAAGGCCCAGATCATGGACGACCACTTCGAGGCCAACCAGGACATGCTCCTCAGCCGGAAGCACGTCGTCGAGGCGCCGCACTGGTACGAGGCCCTGGCCAAGGAACTCGCCGACGCCCTGTACGTCATCTACGGCACCGCCGACCTCCTGGAGATCCCCCTGGAGCCCGTCTTCGCCGAGGTCCACCGCTCGAACATGAGCAAGGTCGGACCCAACGGCCAGGTGATCCGCCGCGAGGACGGCAAGATCCTCAAGCCGGACACCTACCGCGAGGCCAACGTCCACGGCGCACTCACCGGAGAGTGGGTGTAGGACATACGGAAGCCCCCGACTCCCCACCTGGAGGAGCCGGGGGCTTCCGGCGTATCAGAGGTCGAACTCTCCGGCCTTGACACCACTGACGAACGCCGACCACTCGGCCGGGGTGTAGAACTGCGTCCCGCCCGCGCGGTCCTTCGTGTCCCTTACGGCACGGCCACCATCAGGAGTCGCGGCAACCTCGACGCAGCTCCCCTCGCCGTTGCTGAAGCTGGACTTGTACCAGTGCAGCTCGCCGCTCATGTCGTTCATTTTCCGAACCTCTCTGCTGTTTCCTTCAACCAAGCGACGGAGCTATCCGGCCGCGTAGAAGCCGCCACGAGCTGTTGGAAGATCTCCTCGTGGCGACTTACATCTGAGGTCTTGTCCAGATACACAGCGCTCGTCAACTGCTCGGAGTAGACGAGCGAGCCAGGGGTGTCCTCGAACGACAAGATCGAGAAGGAATACCCCATGCTGGCGTGTGCCCCCGCCTCGAAGGGCAGGATCTGGACAGTGACATTCGGGTTGTTCTCCGCCACATCTGCAAGGTGGCTCAACTGCTCGCGCATCACGTCGCGCGTCGCCACCACTCGGTGAATGACGGCTTCGTTGAGCACCACCCACACCTTGGGCGGGCTGTCCCGCGTAAGGATCTCCTTGCGCTGGAGCCGTGCACTTGCACGGCGGTCTACCTCATCCGCCGACGGTGCCTGAGACATGGAGCGGATCACCGACTGCGCGTACCGCTCCGTCTGGAGCAGACCGTGGACCAGTTCGGTCTCGTAGATGAGCATCTGAGCCGCGTCCGCTTCGAAGCCCAGGTAGGGCTTGAACCACTCCGGCAGGGCATCGCCGTAGGAGTGCCACCAGCCGTTCTGCCGACTCCGTCGGACCAGGTCGACGAACTGCCGGATCTCCTGGGAATCCTGAACTCCGTACTCGTTCAGCAGGAGTTTGGCATCCTTGTCGGAAAGCGGGGATTTGCCTCCCTCGATCCGGCTGACCTTGGACTCGGACCATCCGAGCGACTTGGCTACCTGCGCTGCCGTGAGTTTCTTTGACTCGCGCAAGTTGCGCAGCTCTTGGCCGAGCCGTCGCCTCAGCACGGTCGGACTGGCTGCCAACGGGACCTCCCAGGTTGCGGGTACTGCTGCACAGTCTGCCACCCCCTCCTAGCACACAACAGCCTTCACCCTTACGTGCACTTGCTCATCTCATGCACTTGCATGACGGGCGGATGCGGAGGATGCTACTAGCGCAGGGTGGTGACGTCGTTACTCGCCCTTGCAACTGCTGTTCGAATTACGGCTGTTGGGCCTGGCGAAGGCGGAGGAGAAGCAGATGGCGGGGACGAGAGCGAAGAAGCAGGGGCCACCGCCCACCACGTGGTCCACCAAGGAGGCGACCGACGCGGTCCAGGCGCTGAAGGACGGACTGGCGGCGGTGGGCGTCACGTTCCCCTCCCTGGACCGCGAGTACAGCGCGATGTCCAGCCCGCTCGTCGACCTCGGCCGGTGCCGTCCCGACGTCGCCCAGGACCTGGCGGCCTGTCTGGTCGAGCTGGTCGAACTGCGGGGGAAGGTCGCGGCAGCCGAGGAGGCGAACGCGCGTGGCTGAGCAGTGGTTCGAGCCTGAACTGCACGCCCTGGCGTACGACAAGACCAAGAACCTGGTGGCCGAGGTCATGGAGATCGGTCCCGAACGCTGCGCCATGCGCAAGAAGACCGGCGGCACGGAGTGGTGGACGTCGAAGGCCGACCTGCGTCAGCCCACCGCGTCCGAGCTGCTGAGTACCGGGGTCGCGCTGGCCAACGCCCGCAGTCGGGGGGAGCTGTGACGACGAAGGCCCTGTACCGCTTCGTGGACCACTCCATCGGTCCGGAGCCCACTGCCGAGAAGGACATGGAGGAGATGGCGTGCACCTCCTGCGATGAGACCTCCGGGTGCCTGCCGTACGACCAGTGCCAGGAGTGGGCGCTCAGGCACGCGGGCCGCACCGCGCACTTCGGCTACCGGCAGACCACGACGAACTACCACCGGGTCGTGCGGCACGAGGACGGCCCGCCTGAAGCCCCTGCTCTGTTGGTCCCCTGACAGGGCAGGTTCCCCGGCCGCTGTGGATCATCCCCTCGGCGGTCGGATGGAAGCCCCGGCTCACTGCTCCTCCCCCGAGGCAGTGGCCGGGGCTTCGTATTGCCCATCTGTGTCAAGTTAGTTAAAAAGACTGCTTGACAACACGTAACTACCGGAGTAAGTTCCTGCCCGTAGAATTTGCACGTCTGGGAGGGACCAATGGCACAGGACAAGCACCGCAGGGCAGCAGAGACCCACCGCGCTGCCATGGCACACGTCGACAAGCTGGTCGAGGCGTCCACGGAGCTGCGCAGCATCCCGAAGGTCGCACGCGGGATCGACTCGATGATGCGAGGCATCGCACCCCGCTGGGACATGCAGGACCGTGCCCAGTTCAGCCAGGCCACCCTGGAGCGGACCGGCGACCTGATGGGCGAGATCGCCGTCTGCGAGCTGTGGAAGCGCAACGGCCGGGTGATCTACGACCTCAACGACGACCTGGCCAACGCGCTGTACCGGTCGAAGATGGCCAAGGTCCCCGGCGACCTGTTCGACCGCCTGCCGCACATCAATCCGATGATCGTCATCCCCGACCCCTGGCCCGCAGGAAAGGGCCGTGGCGGGCTGGCTGAGGGATACGTGCGCTGCATCTTCATCGTCGGCATCTCCGGCAGCGGGCTCTGCAACAGCAACGACGCCGACCGGGACGGCCTGGCCCTCCTCTTCTGCTACGACGTGGTCGACGAGGAGACCGGAGAGATCATCCCTGGGGACTTCCGCGACCTCATCCCGCTGCCGATGGGCCGCAAGACGTTCACCGCCGACGAGGCCATCGAGTACGCCGAGGAGTGGCAGGGAGGCAGCGCCGACGGGAAGGACCGCAGCGACGCCATCAAGACCTTCCGGCCCATCCTCCAGAAAGCCTTCGCCGTCCTCACCTACCTGTGCACCGACAACCGGGACGTCGAACAGCCCCCGGAGTGGGCGATGGCCCAGCGGAAGCGGAAGACCGGCAAGGGACGCAGGCCCGCACGCGACCCCTTCTGGGTCAGGGTCGGCTACTACATCGGCCCCAAGCTGCACTCGGCGCTCGGCCAGCGCGCGGCCTCCGCCGACCACTCCGGTATCTCCATCCCCTCCGGCGTCGAGTACGGGCCCCAGCACAGGGCCGGGCACTTCAAGACGGTCTGGATCGGGAAGGGCAAGACCAACGAGCGCACTCAGTCCACCACCACGTGGGTCGAGCCCTACTGGACCAAGCTGGAGGACCTTCCCGAAGGTGTGGACGCTCCCACGCAGATCGTTCCCGTGGATGCCCAGCGCGGAGACCCGCTGCGCCGTCGCGACACGATCGGCCGTTAGCCTGGCCGCACGCAGCCCCGTTTGCCACACTGGCAGGCGGGGTTTTGTGCTGTCCGGGCACTCCTCACTCTCCGTACACGAACGACCTGTAGTTAGGTGGACCTTACACACGTCGATCGTCAACACTTTCGAGCCCGATGTGGCCTAGGTCACGTCAATCGGTTTGGCGAAGTAGCTTGCGGAGCCGTAATAGCGCCCCTTACAGTTACTACATCACCCAGTACTACTCGACCTAGGAGGTCCCAATGCCCCCCAAGGGCAAGGCAGTTGCTGGAAGCGGAGGACGCGGAAAGCTCGGCACGAACAAGGAGACGGAGGCCCTGGCCAAGACGGCCCGGAAGCAGGGCTGGACGATCGAGGTCACCGGAGGCAACCACCTCAAGTGGACCCCGCCGCCCCTCGACAAGCCCCGGAAGGACTGGACCGATGCAGACCGAGAGAAGCAGATTCCTGAGATCTGCGGCCTTACCCCGGTCAGCGTGGCTTTCGTGAAGCTGAAGAACCGCCTCGTAAAGAAGGGACTTAATCTCTAGCCCTAATAGGCCAAGAATCATCCCGGGTACCATTAAAGTCGCAAGCCCCAATAGCGACGGACGGTACCCGGGATGTTTCTTTTGCTAGCTTCCGGACCAGGAGGGGGCGGACTGTCCGTCGACAACCCCTTGGTCCTAGGCCCGATCGCGGCCTTCATATTCGCCGTGTTCGTCACCGAAGTCGTCGTCTCCGGCAAGGCATACCGACGCGAGGTCGAAGAGAACAAACGACTCCGCGCCCTGACCGAGAAGGTCGTGCCCCTCGCCGAGCAGATGGTCTCCGCAGCCAAGGACCTCGTCCAGGCCACCCGGGACAGCGTAGCCACACAGGCCACCGTCACCGACGTCCTGGAAGACGTACTGGACCTGTTTCAGAGCGACGGAGGCCCCCGGCCCCGCCGGAGGAGGCCGTGATGCCCCTGCTGCCCCAGACACGACGCGACGACATAGCCGACCTGGAAGACCTCGTAGACCGCTGCATCGACGAAGTCGCCAAGGTCGTCGGCTCAACCCCCGAGCACATGCGACACCTACGCAACACCAGAGTGCGCCTCGTACGACTGCGCACCGGCTTCGCCCAGGCCCGGGAGGACGGACATGCGCAAGGCGCCTGAACCCATCCCAGCAACCGGCGACGCCTACGCAGGCGGCTACACCTTCACCGTCGGCGGAGCACCCCTCAGACAGCAACTACTCTCCGCCGACCAGTTCGCCGGAATGCAGCCATGGGAAACTCCGGGCGGAATGCCGCTAGGCTCAAATACCGAGGCAGGCAGTTCCCTGTAGGAGACCCACATGTACACATCCCGCTGCGTATTCGTAGACGGCCAACATGTCTATTCAGGGCCTGACTGCCCTCATAATCAAATAGAGGACGAAGAGGGTCCGGTACAAGAACCGGGCTGGACCGTCCAGCAACCCCGGTAACCCGACCCTGTACGAAAGAGGAACACAGTGGCTGCATCCAAGACCGCTGCCGACCAGGTCACCGTCCCCGCCCCGGTCCCCGGCCGCTCGTCCGACTGGGACGCCCCGAACCTCGGCTGGACCGCCCAGTCCGGCACCAAGTTCGAGAACGTCGACCCGGTCCCCGGCCAGGTCTTCGTACCGGCCCAGTTGCCGGACCCCAAGGCCCAGATCGCGGCAGGCATCGACCCGGCAACCTCCAACGCCGGTCTCGTCGTCCTGACCCCCGAGCAGGCCGCCGCGCACCCGGGTGGCCCGGAGGCCGACGACCGCCTCGCTGGCACCGCCGTCTACGAGGGCACCATCAACGCGGGCACCTCCACGGCGCCTGGCGCGGGTGACAAGGCCCCGGCGACGGCCTCCACGGTCGACAACGTCCCGGCCTGACCCAAGCAGCCTCACACGCCCCTGCTTCCCTTCACCGGGGCAGGGGCGGCTGCGTTTAAGGAGACACAGTGGCACGCAGAGGACCGCGCGGCCCGAACAAGCGCGGCAGCGACTTCGAACAGCTCAGCCTGTTCTCCATGCCGACCACCCCAGAGCCGCCCCGAACAACTCCCAGCGCCCCGCCGGGATCCCGCCGGGTAATGTCGCAGGAACTCGCCGACGCCATCCAATTGGCGAAAGACGGCGATGACGGGGATCTCCTCCCGTACCAGCCGACCCCCTCTATCAATCCGCCGCGCCCGAGAACTCTTGCCGCTGGATACGACAAGGATTCTCAGACGCTACGGGTCCGATTCAGGAATGGTCAGGTCTACGGCTACTACAACGTCCCGCCGAATGTCTGGCGGAACTTCAAGCGCGTAAAGAGCCCCGGCCGTGCGATCAACCGGACGCTGAACAACTTCGCCTACGCACCGGAACACGATCTCGACGAACCCACGGGCGATCACTGACTTACCATTTCCGGCCGACCGGAGAATAGGCTCCTTCCCATGCCGAATACACATGGGGTGGGGCCCTTCTTCGTTCACGCGGTGAACCTGCGCCCCCATACGCCACTTATCCACCGCGCTCCCACGGACGAGATACAACCGCCCTACCGGCGCTCCAATTCCGTGATCCTCAAGATATGGCCGGGCAAGGGAATCGTCCTCGGCCGCTGGCACCACACCTGGCGCTCGGAAAGCGACGCGCTCTATACCGCGCTCCAGGGATACGGAAATGCGCTGTCGACCGACGACATCCGCGACCACGCCCACAGATTCGACGCGGAGGTGGACGATGCCCTCCTCACCTGAGAACACCGAGGAAGAGAAGGCAGCGGCCCGCAGGGTCGTGGCCCAGAAGACGGACGACACTGACGAGGAGTATGAGGCACTGTGCGCGCTTGGGCTGTTCTGAAGGGGCTGTGGCAGGGCGCTGACGGCGTCTCGGAGGAGTTGGTAGACCCGGTCCGGGGGAAGGTCGCCAAGCGGCTGGACCGGCTGCCCACGGGGGACGTGCTGGACTGGGCGGACAGTGTCGGCTCGGGCCTGGCGAAGGCGCTCGACGACTACCGCAAGCAGTCCACGCCGGAGAGTCTGCTGGAGGCCCGCCGAGGGGCCCAGAGTCTGCTCGGCGTGCTGGATGTCCTCTCTCGTCGGGAGGCATGAAGAAGGCCCCCACCCTGATCGGGTAGGGGCCTTCAGCGTTTCCGCAGGTCAGACGGCCAATCGCAGATCAGCCACGTTGATGACGTACGTGAACGATCCCCTGGATGTCGGTGCGCCAGAGTGAGGAACCTGGCTCGTCAGCTTGCCGTTCGTGAACTCGACCAGACGGGGGTCGATGTTCCCCGTCACCCGCATGGGCGGAAGCGGCGCCTGACGCAGTGGACGGACCGGCACGGCCTCCAGAAGCGGCTCCATGAAGCTCTCCCACGTCCCGCCCCTCCAGGCCCTCCAGCGGGAGCGCAGAGCGTTCTTGTCGGGGAACCGTTCCGGCATCTCATCCCAGGGGCAGCCCGTACGCGCCTTGTGGATCAGCCCCTCCACGAGCAGTCGAAGGTCCAGGCTCCGCTTGGTGACCCGAAACGGGATGTTGGGCTTGATCTGCTCCCACAGCTCGTCCGTGAGTTCCTTCGGCATACGCCCGCGCTCGACGTGCCACGCTTCGATTTCCGACCCCGGCCCAAAGCGACGCTCCAGCGGAACCGGCCCAATAAGCGTCACCTGGATCTCCAGCAGGTCCATGATCTCGGACTTCTGCCGGTCGTTGATGTTCTCCAGGTTGAAGCTGGCGATCTCGACCAGCCGCTGGAAATCCTCCGCGCGCTGTGCAGCTTCCTCGGACTTCGACAGCATGTCCCGGGCGTCATCGAGCAGCGTCTGCTTGAGGCTGATGTCCTCGTTGATCTTAGCGACGGCCGAATTGATCGCCCGCGCGTCGACTCCTGCCGTTGCGAGATTCACCAGCGTCGTCGTGGTGAGTTCGAGAAGTCCCGCGACTTCCCGTTCGAGTTCGCCGATACGGGCGACGTACATCTCCCGGTGATCGGGCGCGGTGGTAACCCAGTCCTTGGCGATCTCCCGCAGCTTGGACTTGTCGCCGAGGAACTTCTTCAGGCTGTCCCAGACGATCTCTTCCAGCGCGACGGCGTCGATAACGGAGTCGCCGCACTTCTTGCCGGAGCAGCGGTAGGTGCGGCGGTCCTCGATCTTTACGTGGACCCCGGTGTAGTGGGCGCCGCATTCACCGATAACGCGGGTGCTGAGCGGGTGGTACTTGTAGTTCCCGGAGTGGGTCCAGCCGCCGTTTCGCCGGAGCGCGTGGCGGATGGACATGAGCCGGTCGATGTCGAAGACCATCGGGGTGTCGATGATCATCATCGGTCCGTGCTTGGGGCTGCCGTCGGGGTTCATCTTGGTGGCGCGCTTGCGGCGCTTGTTGACGACCTCGTCGGTGTTGCGGTAGACGACGAAGCCGTCCAGGGCGGTGTTGCGGAACTTGTGCCGCAGGTTGGATCCGGTCCACTCCACGCCCTTGCGGGTGAGGCGGCCGATGAGGTTGAGCATGTGGGCGGCGCGGTCGACGGTGTAGCCGCCTTCGACGATGAGCCGGGCGGCCATGTCGAGGGTGCGGCTCTCCACGGGGTCCACGGCCAGCTTGGAGTCGCGCTTGCCCTGGTTCTCGATGCAGTAGCCGTACGGCGGGGGGCCGCCGGTCCAGCCTCCGGCTGCGGCCTTCATGTTGAGGCCGTTCTGGGTGCGCTCCAGGATGGTGCGCCATTCCATCTCGGAGAAGGAGGCGAGCTGCTGGAGGGCGGTGACGCCGTGGGTGGTGGTGGTGTCGATCTCCTGGGTGACGGAGATGATGGAGGTCCCGGCGTCTTCGAGGGCCCAGACCCAGTGCCAGAAGGCACGGCCGGTGCGGCCGATGCGGTCGAACTTGTGGACGGCGACGACGTCGATCTTCTTGTCGAGGACGTCCCTCTCCAGGCGCATCATCTGGGGGCGGTCCTGCTTGGCGCCGGACTCGCCTGCGTCCTCGTAGACGTCGCCGAGTTCCCAGACGATGTTGGTCTCGTTCTGCTGTTCGTGGAGGTTCTTTTTGTCGATGTGGTCCTGGATGCCCTGGAGCTGGACGTCGAGGCCGTAGCCGACGATCTGGTCCTTGGTGGAGACGCGGATGTAGGCGCCGACGCGCTTGACTATGCGTGCGAGGGCGATGCTGGACTTGAAGCTGTTGGGGGTGCCGGGGCGGGTGCTGTTGACCTTCTCAGCCCGTGCGCGGGCGCGTTCAGCCGCTATGCTGGCCATGGCTCAGTCTCCTTTACAGACTGATCAAGGGCCTGTCCCCGCGCCTAGACTCGCGGTGGGCAGGCCCGTCTTGTTGATCAGCGCAGTATATGGGGAACGGCCCGTTTGTGTGGGGGAGTTGTGCTAGCTCGCTGCGGGCGCGTCTTCGTCCTGCGGGGTGAAGAGGATGGTGAGGAGCCGGTTCCAGCGGCTGTCTTCCATCCGGTTGTTGGTGAGGGTCACGGTGACCTGGGGCTCGTTGGAGCCCGAGGTATTAAGCGTTGTCAGGTTCGTCATGCCAGGAACGCTACTACGGCTTCCGCATTACGTCTACCGCCGGACCTTGTGAAGGGGATTGCCAAGGGCGCTTGACGTCGATACGCTGAGGTCCGCAGCGACACCCCGCAACAGGAGGAAGCGTGACCACCGCACTTCGCAGCGCGATCGACGAGTACCTGCACAACCGGCGCGTGGCCAAGGCCGACAACACCATGCGTACGGACGAGAGCCTGCTGCCCCGTTTCGCCGACCACATCGGCAACCCCAGCTTCGACGACCTCACCCCGCAGCTCGTCCGGGACTTCTTCTACGGCGACGGCGGGCTCATGGACATCCACGTCACCCGCATCAAGGGCCAGGCCCTGCGCGCGGCCGTCGGGCCGACGACGCACAACCACTACCGCAAGCGCCTGAAGGTGTTCTTCGCCTACGCCCGCGCCAACGGCTACGCCCCGCTGGACAACTACCTCAGCCTGGTCGAGCCGCTGCCCGAGCCGCTGCGCAAGCGGATGCAGCCCGCGCCGGGGATCCTCCTCCAGCTCCTGGACCAGGCCGAGTGCGCGATGCACCGGGCGTACCTGGCGGCGGCCGTGAACACCGCGTGCCGCGCGAGCGAGCTGCAAGCCCTGAAGGTCGGGGACGTCGACTTCGCGCAGAGCGAGGTCTTCGTGACCGTGATCAAGACGAAGGAGGAGGACGAGATGCCGCTCACCGCCGACCTGGAGCGGGAGCTGCGCATCTGGTTCGAGGAGTACGCGGCGCTGCTCGGGCGCCCGCTGGATGACGACGACTACCTCTTCCCCTCGCGCTCGGGCAACCAGATCAAGACGCACTACTTCGACGAGGAGCTGGGGCGCAGGGTGTACGAGCGGACCCCGTACGTGTGGCACCCGGACCGGCCGGTCGAGCGGACGGAGAAGATCGTGAAGGGGGCCCTGGCCAAGCTGGGCCTGCCGACCCGCTACGAGGGGACGCACACGGTGCGCCGGGCGGTGGCTCGCGCGTACTTCGACAAGCTGTCGCAGGAGTCGGGCTACGACGCTGCGATCCGTACGGTCTCCGCGCTGCTGCACCACCGCAACATGGCGACCACCGAGCGCTACCTGGGGCTGTCGAGTGAGACGCGGCGCCGGGACGAGACGATGAAGGGCCAGCCGTTCCTGACCTCGATGGTCTCCCAGCACAACGTCGTGCAGCTACGCCAGGCACGGTGAGACAGCAAAGCCCCCGACTGATCCCCAAAATCAGTCGGGGGCTTTGCTGTGCGGAGTCTCGCAGGTCAGTCGCCGAACACGGCGCCGACCGCTGCGTACACGAGGAACCCGACCACGAACAGGAACATGCACAGTCCGAATATCTGGTCGAGGAAGTCGGGCTGGCTGTCTCCCTGGGGCTGGTGGTTCGCGTACCGCTGCTGCGCCTCGTAGAAGTCGTGCTGCTCACGCATCAACTGGTGCTGCATGGCGTCCATCGTCGCGTCGTAGCCCTCGGGCGGGTTCGGGTTGAGGGCGTTGGCGACCTGGTGGTTGATGCTGGTCAGGCGAAAGTCTTCAGACATGGGATCCTCCATCCACATACGGTTGTGCCTTGCTCCGCAGCGGAGAGGTCTTGTCCCACACGTTCCAGCGCCCCCCACAGACCGGATCTTCGCTGTACGCTACATCCTCCGGAAATCCGGGCACGGGAGGGCGTACAGGCTTGGGATCTTCTTTAAGGTTCCGGCCGCACTTCGGGCACTTCTCCGGGTCGCGCATCGGGTACATGCCCATGGTGTGTCTCCTATTGTCGTGGGGCTTCACTCTACTCGCTCGTCAAGCGACTTGTCGAGACTGCTTGCAGAGGTGTAGCCTCGTAGATCAGGATGAACTATCGACAGGAGTGCGGTCATGGCTGAAGAGGCACGGAAGGTGTTCAAGCGTGTGCCGCTTGTGTACGACAAGGAGTTGCACGTCTCCACCGTGGACACCCCGGGGGACGGCATGTTCGTCGATCTCCGCGAGTTCATCCCGTCCCTTGAAGCGTACGGCCGTGGTGTGACCTTCTCCCAGGAGCACTTCCCCGAGATCATGGCGGGCCTGGACGACGCCTACCAGGACCTCGGCTACGAGCCGGGACTGGACCAGGACCAGTCGATGGAGTACGAGCGGTCGGAGGGCGGCGACGATGAGTGATACCGGACTGGTCGCCATCCGCTGCCGGGGGTGCCGCAGGACGGTCGGTCTGGGCAAGAAGGACGCGGCGGTGTACTGCGACGAGCGGTGCTACCGAGACTTCCCGGCGGTGTCCACGGAGGGGCGTGACGCCCTCGTCGAGGCCGTCTACTACAAGGGCCGCTACACCTTCGACCGCCTCGGCGAGATGTTCGGCTTCACCCGGCAGCGGGCCCAGCAGATCGTGAGCAAGAGGGACATCCGCAAGGGATCCTGAACCGCTTGTCAAGCCATAATTACAAAGCCGTAGACAGATACGCCTAATCTCGAATCCGTAATGTAAACGGATTGGGGTTAGGCGTGTCTGCTGTTACGGAGGAAATCGAGTCCGAGGACGCGATCAGTGACGAGACCGAGGCGGAACACCAAGCCCGGCTCGACACCGAGGTGGTCCTCGACCAGACCAGCCAGCAGTTCGTCGACGAACTGGTCGCCAAACTCCTCGTCATCGTCGATGAGGTCTCCGGCCACCCGCTGCGCCCCTATCAGCGCCCCTTCGCGGCCCGCCTGATCGAGTCCCTGATCATCGACGACGGCGCCACCATCACCGCGCTGTTCTCCCGCCAGTCCGGCAAGTCCGAGACCGTGGCCAACTGCGTCGCCGCCTGCATGATCATGCTGCCCCGGCTCGCCAAGATCTTCCCCGACCTCCTCGGGAAATTCAAAGAGGGCCTGTGGGTCGGCGCTTTTGCCCCCGTGGAAGAGCAGGCGGACAACCTGTACGGCCGCATCGTGGCCCGCCTCACCAGTGAGCACGCCCTGGAAATCATGGCGGACCCCGAAATCGACGAGACCGTACAGGGCAAGGGCCGCTCCATTACCCTCAAGCGCTCCGGATCCCTGGTCCGAAAGCAGACCTGTCACCCCCGCGCCACCATTGAAGGCCGCACCTATCACCTCATTCTCATTGACGAGTGCCAGGGTGCCGACGCCAAGATGGTGAACAAGTCGATCGGCCCGATGGGTGCCTCGACTAACGCGACCATGGTGTTCACCGGCACACCCACCTATGAGAAGGGTGTGTTTTACAACCAGATCCAGATCAATAGGCGAACGGCCACCAGACGCGGCGCCCGACAGAACCATTTCGACGCCGACTGGAAAGAGGTCTCGAAGTGGTCCGACTACTACCGGAAATTCGTCAAGAAGGAACTCCTGCGCATCGGTGAGGACTCCGACGAATTCAAGTTGTCGTACCGCCTCATCTGGCTGCTCGACAAGGGCATGTTCACGACCAGCGAGCGGCTGGACGACCTCGGCGACACCTCCATGCAGATCGTCCCGGCCTACCACGCCAGCCCGATCGTCATCGGCATCGACCCTGCTCGCAAGCAGGACAGCACGATCGTCACCGCTGTCTGGATCAACTGGGACCGGCCGGACGAGTACGGCTACTACGAGCACCGGATCCTGAACTGGCTCGACCTCGCAGGAATGGACTGGGAAGCCCAGTACTACCGGATCGTGGAGTTCGTCTCGAACTACAACGTCATGGCGATCGGGGTCGACGAGGGCGGAGTCGGTGACGTCGTCATATCCCGGCTCAAGGTCCTCCTGCCACACATCGACATCGTCCCCCTGAATTCCCAGCGCCCCGAACAGTCCAAGCGCTGGAAGCACCTCATGGAACTGATGGACCGGGGACACATCTCCTGGCCCGCTCACGCTTACACCCGGCGCCTCAAGAGTTACAAGCGTTTCCGTCAGCAGATGGAAGACTTGGAGAAGAAATTCGAAGGCCCGTATGTCCTCGCAGAAGCCCCCCGCGCGGCTGACGCACACGACGACTACGCGGACTCTCTGGCACTCGCTTGCGTCCTCACCAAGGACTACACAATGCCCGAGGTCGAAGTCTCCAATTCGCCCTTCCAGCGCTAAGGAAACGTCTTGAACGACGCATGGAACATCCCAGGATTCACCGTCCAGAACGAGAACTGGGGCAGCACGCTTAATACCGGGGACGCCCCGGCGCCCACCCTCCCGGACAGCGTCAAGACGGTCACGGTGACCGGCACCTTCCTCGACGACCGAGGCAAGCCCGCCACGGGGCGGTTCATCTTCGACCCCTCCATAGCCAGCCTCGTCGACCCGGCCTCGGGCCTGACGATCCGACTGCGACGCAAGACCGTCGAGTTGGTCAACGGCGCGATCTCCGAGCCCCTGATCGCCACCGACAACACGGTGCTGTCCCCGAAGAACTTCACGTACAAGGTCTCGGGTGTCGTGGGCGGGCAGACCGTTGTCCCGTACAGCGTCGCCCTGCCGTACACCGTGCCGTCCGTGTCACTGGCCGCCCTGGTCGAGGTGCCATCCTCCATGGGCACCATCAACATCCCCCAGGCCGCAGCAGGCCCTCCGGGTGACCCGGGCAAGAGTGCCTACCAGGTGGCCGTCGACAACGGATTCTCCGGCACCCAGGCTCAGTGGCTCGCCTCCCTCGTCGGTGCGCAGGGCCTCCAGGGCGTCCCCGGCCCCGCTGGCGCTGACTCAACGGTCCCCGGCCCGCAGGGTCCGGCTGGCACAGCAGGTGCTGACTCCACAGTGCCCGGCCCACAAGGTCCGGCCGGTCCGGCTGGCGCAGACTCCACCGTTCCCGGTCCGCAGGGGCCCAAGGGAGACACAGGTGCACAGGGCCCGCAGGGCAACCCGACCACGGTCAACGGCAAGAGCGGTTCGAGCATCACCCTGAACGCTGCGGACGTCGCCGCGCTGGACCTGTCCAACGCCAACTTCGCCGTGCCTGCCGACCACGGGATGGTGACCTGGACGCATGACCCGGCCACGGCCAGCCCGTCCGGTGTCGCCCTGTCGTCCGGGGCGCTGGCACTGTCCAAGGTGTTCATCCGCACCACCAAGACCGCAGCGAACTTCTGGTACGCCGTCACGAACGTCGGCTCGGGACTGTCCGGCTGCTACGTCGGCCTGTACAACTCCTCCGGCGTGCTGATCGACCAGAGCCTGGACCAGTCGACAGCCATGCAGTCGACCGGAGTGAAGTCGGCGCCGATGGGAATCTCGCACTCCCTGTCCCCGGGCTGGTACTGGGTCGCCTTCCTGGTGTCGGCCGGTACGACCATGCCGACGGTGGCCCGGGGTACCAACGCGATCCTCGGAATGGCCAACGTGAATCTCACGGCCGCTACCTACCGATTCGGTGCCTACGGATCTTCCCTTTCCTCACTTCCCGGAGCGCTCACGCTGAACAGCATTACCAACGTGGCGAACGGAACCGTCTGGGCCGGTCTCTCTTAGCGGTATTAACAATGCCGTCCGTAATCCTCCTACGCTTGAAGCGTTCCTTCGCTATCGGAAGAGGATTACGGAATGGCAGGAAATCTCGCACCCGACCCGCAGTTCCAGGAGCGCGTCGGCACCGTCTATGAGCGCAAGTTCGCCGACAACGGCGCGCGGCGCGGTCCTCTTCGATTTGAGGAGGGCGTAGCCACCGACACGGACGTCCCGAACGAGTTCACCAAGGGCGTCATGCAGGGCTACCTCACGGCGCCCGGTCGGCCGAATCACAACGCGAACGTGTACGAAAAGTTCCCACAGGAGACCATGGCCGAGCGGGTTCACGTCGGCTCTGCCGCGTGGGTCGAGGCTCCGACCTACCTCGGTGAGTTCTCGCACGGTTCGTTCTCCGACTACGCGGCCGTCTCCTACGAGGAGGTCGTGCGTAACGGCAGCCGCTACGAGCGGCTTTCCCCGGCGGTAGTGGACGACTGATCCATGGTTGCGTTCCATGACCGCCGCAGGGCACCGAAGGCGTCCGTCGATGAGGTGCTTCCCAAGCTGCCCCTGTCAAAGGGGGACACAGTTGGGAAGCACCTGATCGACGAACGCTATCTGGTGCGGGGCATTCCCGTAGAGACCGAGGACGGCTCTAAGAGCCGCCAGTACTTCCTGCACGAGGTTCTGCCGAACGGCAATGTCGTGCAGCGCGGTGAGGAGCCTTTCGAGAGCCGCCGCGCGGCGAAGAAGTCTGCACGTTCCCTCGCGCCCACGCGCGTCGTCGAGATCTAAAGTCGGAGTCGTTTACCCATGAGCGGTGCAATCTCATTCGCGAGCCCCAGCATGCGGGCTTCGGGGTCGGACCTTACGGTGTCGATCTCTCCTCTCGGCCTTGTCGAACTGGCCGACGAGGAGTTTGAGGTGCACGGGCCTCGCTTGAACCGGTACAGCCAGAACTTTGCATACTACCTGGGCCATCACTGGGGCTACCGGAGAGAAGCGGGCGAGGCGCAGATCACGTTCAACTACGTGAAAGCGTTCGCCGACTACATCAACAATTTCACGTTCGGACGCGGTGTCCACTTCAAGAGCGTGAAGCAGTACGAGCACATCATTCCCGGCCTCTTGAAGAGGGCCTGGGAGGTCGACAACCGCAAGGAGCAGTTGCTCTGGGAGATGGGCCAGCAGGGCGGCATCTCGGGTGACTCCTTCGTGAAGGTCGCATACGAGCCTGGATTCGAAGACAGCACGGGACAACCACACGCAGGCCGCGTACGCATCCTTCCCCTGAACGCTTCCTTCTGCTTCCCGGAGTGGCACCCCCACGACCGGGACCGTCTGATCCGCTTCAAACTCAAGTATCGCTTTTGGGCGACGGGTGAAGACGGGACGCGTTCGGTGTACACCTATGTCGAGGTCCTGACGGACGACTCGATCGAGGAGTATCTGAATGACGAGTTGATCGACTCCCGGCCGAACCCTCTCGGGACCATTCCGGTCGTGCACATCGCCAATGCTCAGGTCTCGGGTTCTCCGTGGGGTCTGTCGGACATCGCCGACATCATCTCGCTGAACCGTGAGTACAACGAGAAGGCGACGGATATCAGCGACATCATCAATTACCACGCAGCCCCGGTGACGATCATTTCCGGCGCGAAAGCATCGAACTTGGAGAAGGGCCCACGCAAGGTGTGGGGCGGCCTTCCCAAGGAAGCCCAAGTGTATAACCTGGAGAATGGCGTCGATCTTGCTGGACCGCTTCAGTACCTGGAGATGATCAAGCGCTCCATGCACGAGATCACGGGCGTTCCGGAAACGGCGCTCGGTCAGATGCAGCCCGCTTCGAATACGTCGGGCGTGGCCTTGGCAATCATGTACCGGCCGATGATGTCCCGCTACGACCAGAAGAAGATGCAGTACTCCGTCGGCCTCCAGAAGGTCAACGAACTCATCCTCAAGACGCTGTTCACCTTCGAGCCTGAATCCCGGCTGTACGACCCCTCCACCGAGGGAATCATGAAGGACGACCAGCCGCCGATGGTCGACGTTCTCGACCCGATGGCCTACTTCACCGAGTGTGAATGGCCTGCCCCTCTCCCGGTCGACACCCTCATCAAGTTGAACGAGATCCAGGCGAAGATGTCGATGGGCCTTGAGTCCATGCGCGGAGCCCTCCACGACTTGGGCGAGGAGTTCCCGGACGAGAAGGTGCGGGAGATATTCGAGGAGCAGATCGAGGACGCCAAGCAGCAGGGCGCTCTGCGAATGCTAAAGGCTCAGATCGATTCGAGTATTCTCCAGTTGACGGGAATGCCGCCTGATGGGGCGGAGGCGCCTGCACCCCAGACTGATGCAGATGGGAATCCCGTCGGCCCGCAGCCTGGTGGTCCGAATCCGGTGACGCTTCCCGGTGGTGTCGAACTCGGCAACATCACGGCGTCCGAGGTTCAGAAGATGACTACAGAAATCGTGACACAGGCGTATGGCCCGCGTGCCGGGCTTCGCCGCGACCCGGACAAAAGTACCGACTAGGAGTTCGTCCCCATGACGCTTAATACCTCGGGCATTTCGGTGCCCGCCGACGCGATTCTCGGGTACCGCAAGGACGGCCGTCCGATCCGTGCCATCGCAGGCGGCGCTCCGCAGCCCGGCGAGGGTGGCGACCCCGTTGTCGTCGTCCCGGCCGCTGTCGTCGAGGCCCCTGCCACCCCTCCGGCCGAGGCGCGTTTCACCGCCGAGGACATCCAGCGGGCGCGGTCGGAGGAGAAGGACAAGTTGTACAAGCGCCTTCAGACCGTCGAGGACCAGAACAAGCAGTTCCTCTCCGAGATCGAGGCCCAGCGCAAGGCGCGCGAGGAGGCCCAGGCCGAGGAGGAGCGCAAGCGCCAGGAGGCTCAGGCCCAGGCGAAGCGTCAGGCGGAGGAGGACCTGTCCGTCAAGGACCTCCTGTCGGTCAAGGAGCAGGAGTGGAACACCCGCTTCGAGCAGATGGAGCGTGAGCGCGAGCAGGAGCGCACTCTGTTCGCCAAGGAGCAGGAGTTCAATAACCTCCAGTCCTACATTCAGCGTCGCGTCGGTGAAGAGACCAACGAGATCGCTCCCGAACTTCTCGACTTCGTCGGCGGTAATTCGCCGGAGGAGGTCGAGTCTTCCATCGCTACAGTCAAGGCGAAGACCCAGGCTATTCTGGAATCGGTTCAGCAGGCTGCTATTCAGCAGCGTGCTTCCATGCGTGGTGTGAGCCCCACGGGCTATTCCACCACGGGACCGATGGACACCGATCCGGGCACTAAGTCGTACTCCCTTTCTGACCTCCGCGACATGCCGATGTCGGAGTACGCCAAGATTCGGGGCCAGTTGGGCGTCGGACAGGCAGCCCAGAACCAGCGTGGACTGTACTCGTAATTCGGTCGAGTACCCGTAACTAAGGAAATCCAAGTATGCCTAGCGCGATCACTGGTACCCCGAATCTGTCGGGTTCGCCGACGAACTACTCGGGCGCCAACAGCACTCTCGGTGCGGCCATCCAGACCATCTGGAGCAAGGAAATCTTGTTCCAGTCCATGCCGATTCTGCGTTTCGAGCAGTTCGCCGTCAAGAAGACCGAACTCGGCGTTCAGCCCGGTCTGACGATCAACTTCATGCGTTACAACAACCTCGGCGCTGCATCGCAGTTGGTCGAAGGTGTGCGCATGCAGACCAACGCCCTCTCTGCCTCTCAGTTCAGCATTACCGTGGCTGAGCACGGCTACGCCGTCGCGGTCTCCGAGTTGCTGTTGAACGCCTCGTTCGACGACGTCATGGCCTCGGCCAGCCGCCTGCTCGGCCGCAACATGGCGCTCTACCTCGACCAGTCCGCCCGTGACACCCTGCTCCAGGCGACCTCGAAGATCTGGGGCTACAACAAGTACGCCTCGTCCACGCCGATGACGAATCTCGGCGTGTACACCCACGGCACCGCCGCGACTTCCACGGACGGTCTGGACGGCACCTTCGACTTCACCACGGCGCTCGTCAAGGACGCCGTCGAGACGTTGGCCACGAAGAATGTCCCGCGATTGGGCGAGACCTACGTGTGCTTTATCCACCCGCACCAGTCGCGTAAGTTGCGCGATGATCCCGAGTTCATCGAGGTGACCAAGTACGCGGCCCCCGGGAACTTCCTTTTGGGAGAAATCGGCCGGATCGCGGACACGGTATTCATCGAGACCACGCAGGTCAAGCAGGTCACGAATGCGACCGGTAAGACCGTCTACCAGTCGATCTTCCTGGGCGACAATGCGTTCGGCCACGCGATCTCCCTCCCGGTGGAACTCCGCGACGGCGGCATCCTCGACTTCGGACGAGAGCACGCGCTCGCCTGGTACGCCATCTGGGGCCTCGGCTTGATCACCGATCAGGCCGTGCTTGTCGCGGAGACGAACTAATCTCTCAGCCTGTCTGATGGCTTAGTTGGTATTCGCGGCCACGCGATCCTGAAGGTTAGGGGAGCGGTTCTGGATTACCAGGACCGCTCCCCTTTCTCGTTAAAGTAGTACCGCCTCACACACCTGAGTCCCGAACCCGGAGAAACAAATGCCTGCACGTAATGTTGCCCGTCCCGGTGACCTGACCGGCCGTAACAAGGCCGCCCTCACCAAGGAGCACGCCGACGAACTGGCGGCCCGCGAGAGGGAGATCTCCCTCATCAACGAGGCTGCGGCTGCCGAGAAGTCGGACACCGTCGTCGAGGCCCGCCCGAAGACCCCGGAGCCGGTCGTCGAGACCGTCATCGAGGTCGCCGAGGCCGTCCAGGTGGAGATCCCTCACCGTGAGTTCCGGGTGAACACCTCCATCGAGAACATGACCTATGGCCATGGCCAGCACTACGACTTCGTCGAGGGCCAGCGCTACAAGGCGCCGAAGGACCTGTACGACCACCTCGACGGCCTCGGCTACATCTGGCACTGACGGTCCAAGGAGACCCCCTCACATGACTACTCCCGCTCCCTCCCCGGCCACGGGTGAGACGTACGTGCTGGAGAACGCCGAAGGCCACGGAGCCGGGCTGGGCCACCTGCCCACCGGCTCCGAGGTCGTGGTGGTCGACGTGCACCCGGCTGGCACCGCTGGTGTCGGCCACGCTGGCGAGGACTCGGTCGTGCTCGCGCACGACTACGACACCCACGTCATCACCGACGACGGCAACCGCGCGCCCGGCAAGGCGGTCCGGCACTTCTCCATCCACCTGTCCGACTTCACGCGACTGTTCAAGAAGGCGGATGCCTGATGCCTGGTACCAATCCCGTCTGGGCCGGTAACGCCCTGGACATGCTCACCGGCCGGGCCATCGCCCTCGCGGCGCCGCGCACGACCTACCTGGCCCTGCTGATCGCCGACCCGACGCAGGAGGACGGCACCTACAGCATGACCGCCCTGCCGGAGGTCACCACGACCGGCTACGCCCGGCAGCAGGTCGTCTGGACCGCACCGTCCGGCGCCCCGATGACCACCGGCAACAACGCGCTGCTGTTCTTCGGCCCGTTCACCGCCGACATGACCGACGCGGCCACCTACGCCGCCCTGGTCACTTCCGCGTCCGGCACGACCGGCACCGTCATCTACGCGTGGCCGATCGACAGCCCGCTCCAGGCGGCGACGAACGAGTCCCTTCAGATCGCCGCTGGCGCGCTGACCCTTAATACCTGATCGGAGTCGCGGAATGGCCACGCTTGAAGACCTGCGGTCGCGGGTGAGGAGCGAGCTGGGCGACCGGCTCACGCCGTTCCGCGACACCATCCGGGGAACCGGGGACGTCGCCGAGTACGAACTGAGCGCGAACAACGTCACGGGCCTGGAGGCCGTCCAGGTCGTCGGCACCACGCAGACCGTCCTGACCACCAGCGACTACGTCCTGGACGCGCTGAACGGCATCCTCACCCTGAACGCCCCGCTCCCGCTGGACGCGCTGCTGCTCGCCTCCGGGCAGTCCTACAGCCTGTTCGCCGACGACGAGTTGGACGTCTACCTGAACGACGCGTTCGCCCAGCACAACCGGGGCCGGACGATCTCCGCCCGGTACCGCGACGACAACGGCTTCATCCGCTACGCCGAGGAGCCTGTCGACTTCGCGAACCTCCCGCCGGAGGAGGACGTCATGATCGTCATGCTGGCGTGCACCGAGGCGATGTGGGCGCTGGCCACCGACGCGGCGACGGACATCAACGTCCAGACCGCCGACGGTACTTCGGTCGACCGGGGCCAGCGGTTCGCGCAGATCCAGAAGCAGATCGAAATGCTCACCGACCGGTACAAGATGCTGTGCGAGAAGATGGGCGTCGGCCTGTACGCGATCGAGGTCACCAACCTGCGGCGTGTCTCCCGTACGACCAACCGTCTCGTGCCGATCTTCCGTGAGCGCGAGTACGACGACTACTCCCTGCCCACGCGGATCCTCCCGCCGATCGGGCCGGGCCACCAGAACGACGACGACTCCGGGATCCCCTCGCAGACGTGGGGCGGGTACTTCTGATGGGCCGCCTGGACTGGAAGCGGTCGGGGCGGTTCAACGCCAACTACGAGACCACCGAGATGATGGCGTCCCTGCGGGGGCGCCAGCACGAGACCGGCGAGATGGTCCAGTACTACCGCTACTCCCACAGCGACCCGGCCGGGGAGGACCTGTACGACGAGGCGACGGGGCAGGGCAAGACGTTCATCGGCCCGTACCGGATCCCGGCCCTGCACGTCATCCACAGCCAGGGCGCCGCGCAGGACACCCCGCAGGGTCTGTACACCGTCGACAACATCTCCCTCACCTGCTCGTTCGACAGCCTGCGGAAGATGGGATTCACGGACCAGGACATCGACCACGGCAAATACCTGGTGGACCGGCTCGTCTATGACGCCTCGGTTTTCCGCGTCACGTCGATTGCTGTTCTGGGCCAGATTCAGAACCGGGACATCATCGTCAGTATCGAGTGCGTCCAGATGAAGCCGGACGAGCTGGTCAACGATGTGCAGTTCGCGCACTGGTCCCAGGCCGTCTGACTATAAACTTCTCCACCTTTCTTGGGATCCTGAATGGCGGAAGACTTCTGCTATTCGAGACCCGTGAGGCCCGCTTTGCCATGGCTCATCAACGAGGACCGCGCCGTTAAGGCGAAACTCCAGGGTCTCTCTGTCACTGACGCGAATGCACCGGACGGCCGACCCGTTCCGGTGCGTTACCGCATTCCCGAGACGGAGCTGGCCAAGCAGACCTTCCCCCTGGTGGTCATCGAGCACGCGGGTATCGAGAAGGCCGACGAGCGGGAGCACCGTGGCCCTGTCTTCCTGCCGTACGCGCCCGAGGGCAAGCCCGGCTGGTGGGCGGAGGGAGACACCTCCTACGACGTCACCGAGTCCCCGTACCTCGTCGAGTACCCGGTCCCCTTCGACCTGCGGTACCGCGTCATGGTCTTCACCCGTCTCGCGGAGCACGACATAGCGCTGGCGTCTTCGATGATGCAGCGCGACCGTCTCCCGGCGCGTTTCGGCTTTCTGGAGATTCCCGAGGACGGGACGGTACGGCGCCTGGACCTTCTCGGTGGACCCGAGCTGGCCGACACCCGTGACGAGAACGGCAAGCGCCTGTTCCGCCGCGAATACCTGATCTCTGTATCCAGCGAAATGCTCCAGTCCGATGCCGAGTCCTACGTGAAGGCGACCGGTGTGGCGCTGGACTTCGAGTACTCCACGGACCACGTAATCCGCCCATGAACCGTACCCAGGATTCGTAACCCCAGGAATTCCCTTTACCCAGGAGAAACAGATGACTGTCTACAAGCGGCCTGGTGTTTACATCAGCGAGACGCTGACCCCGCTCAGCCAGACCGTAACCACGCCCGGCGAGTCCGTCGCGGCCTTCGTCGGCACGAACAAGCAGGGCGGGCCGCTGGCCCCCACGCTGGTGTCGTCCTGGTCGCAGTACGTGGCCACCTTCGGGGGCTTCGGGGACACGAGCGAGTACCTGCCGTTCAGCGTCTACCAGTACTTCAACAACGGCGGCAGCGGTGCCTACATCGTGCGTGCGGCTGCGGCCGACGCGGTCGCGGCAAGCGTCTCGCTCGACGACACCGAGGCGACTCCCGAGCCGACCCTGAAGATCACCGCGATCTCTCCGGGCTCCTGGGGCAACACGGTCTACGTGGACGTCACGGCGGCCTCGTCCGGCGGTGGCCGCTTCGACCTGTACGTGTACGTGGGCGGTGACACGGCGGCCTTCCTCAAGGAGCGCTTCACCGATGTCTCCCTGGACCCGGCCGACTCCCGCAACGCCACCGCGCTGATCAACTCCCCGGTCACCGGCTCGTCCTTCATCCACGTCCAGAGCCTGCTTAATACCGCGTGGGTGCCGACCCACGCCCCGGCCATCCAGTCCGGTGTCGCCCTGGCGGGCGGTTCGGACGGTGTCGCTGCCGTGGACCTGGCGTCCGCGTCGGAGCGTCTGGAGGTCGTCGAGGCGAACCTGGTCCTCAACCTCCCGGGTGTCACCGACGCGACCGTCCTGAACCCGATCATCGAGTGGGCCGAGGAGCAGGGCAGTGTGTTCGTCGTCGTGGACGGCGTGAAGTCGACCTCGGCCGACAACGCCCACTCCTACGCGCTGTCGCTCCAGGGCATGTCCACGGGCGGCTCGGCGCTGCGGGCGTCCTCGTACGCGGCCGTCTACGGGCCGTGGCTGATCGTCAACGACCCGGCGACCACTGCGTCCGGTTCGGCCCGTCTGCTGCCGCCTGGCGGCGCGGTGCTCGGCCAGTACGCGCGCACCGATGCCTCGCGTGGGGTGCAGAAGCCTCCGGCCGGTATCGACACCGTCCTCAAGGGCGTGCTGGACACGGAGTTCCGGTTCTCCAACGACGACCAGGACGCGCTGAACGTCGCGGGCGTCAACGTGCTGAAGTCGCTGCCGGGCACGGGCTTCGTCATCTACGGCGCCCGGACGCTGTCGACGGGCATGCCGGACCGGTACGTCTCCATCCGCCGGTCGCTGATGCTGATCAAGAAGGGCATCCTCGACGCCACCCGCTTCGCGGTCTTCGAGCCCAACGACTCGATCCTGTGGGACCAGATCAACGCGGTCATCACGCAGTACCTGCTCACCCTGATGCAGACGGGCGTGCTGGCCGGGACCACGCCGGACCAGGCGTACTTCGTCACCTGCGACTCCTCGAACAACACCGCCGCCTCCGTGGCCAACGGCGTCGTGAACATCTCCGTCGGCGTCGCGGTTCAGACCCCGGCCGAATTCATCGTCATCGAAATCGGCCAGTACTCGGGTGGGTCCTCCGCGACCGACTCGACGGCCACTTCCTGAGAGGTAACTGACTGATGGCTACGACCACTTCGACCGTGGGGCACATCGCAACGGACCCGTTGCGTAACTTCAAGTTCCAGGTCCAGATCCAGCACCCGGGCATCAAGGGCTTCGCCCGCATGGGCTTCATGTCCGTTTCGGGACTGAACGTCACGACTGAGGTCATTCCATACCGTGAAGGCGGTATGAATACCACTACGCAGAAGATGCCCGGACAGTCCGACTTTGCCCCGATCACGTTGTCCAAGGGCCTCGCGGTCGGCGACAGCCAGATGATGGACTGGATGCGCCAGTTGTTCACCGTCATCCAGGGCACCGGCACCGGAAAGGCCGGAGCGGAATTCCGGCACATGGTCGACGTCAAGGTGCTCGACCACCCGGTGACTTCCGGCTCCACTCCCGCCAAGGCCGCATTCCGCATTTACAACGCGTGGCCCACGGCGGTTGCCTTCTCGGACCTCGACGCCGGAGCCAACGCGATCGTCGTCCAGCAGATGACCCTCGCCCACGAGGGCTTCGAGTTCAAGTTGGCTAACAGCACCGGCTCGTCTTCCGTTAGTTTCTAATAGCGGATTCCCGAGACTCGACTAGGAGCATCACCAGTGGCTAACGACCTTAATACCGAGGGGTACACGAACCCCCTCAACAACCCCGGCGCATCGAACGCTGCCATCGCGGCGATTCTGAATGACAACGGGGGACAGGTCGCCAAGCCCGAGATCACCCTCCCGGCAGGCGGTAATTTCAGCCTGCCGGGAGGCTATGTTCTGGGCGGCGACTACGCATCCGTCCGCT